CGACATTCCGGTTTTTACAAAATCACCTGATGTTGAATCTAAAACTGTTGAGGTGGAAAAAGATAATCTAATTGTAATTGATGGTGCGACAGAAGAAATGATACCTCCAATTACAAAGACTAAGTATGATTATACAGATAACTATTCATTTCGTGAAAAGGATAAAAAATGAGTATTCTTGACAAAATTAAAAAGAACAGTTCCATCAAGGAATCTGCAATTCTCTCCAAATCAAAATTCTTTACGCAGAAGGACATGATTCCTACGGCAGTACCAGCAGTCAACATTGCACTGTCTGGTAAGTTGGATGGTGGCCTTACTCCAGGTCTTACGATGTGGGCTGGGCCGTCAAAACATTTTAAGACTGCATTTTCATTGTTGATGGCCAAATCTTATTTGGACAAATATGAAGACGCTGCATTACTATTCTATGATTCCGAATTCGGCACTCCGCAGTCTTACTTTGATTCTTTTGGTATCGACACAGAGCGGGTGCTCCATACTCCTATTACAGACATTGAACAGTTGAAGTTCGATATTATGAATCAACTCACCAATCTTGAAAGGGGTGAGCATGTTATCATTGTTGTAGATTCCATTGGTAATTTGGCTTCTAAGAAAGAGGTTGAAGATGCACTCGACCAAAAATCAGTAGCTGATATGAGTCGTGCAAAACAAGTTAAATCTTTGTTCAGAATGATAACACCGCATCTGACTATGAAAGATATTCCGATGATTGTTGTCAATCACACCTACAAAGAAATCGGAATGTTCCCTAAAGACATTGTGGGTGGCGGAACAGGTTCTTATTATTCTGCCGATAACATTTTCATTCTTGGTCGTCAACAAGAAAAAGATGGTTCTGAAATTACAGGTTACAATTTCATAATCAATGTGGAGAAATCAAGATATGTCAAAGAAAAATCTAAAATCCCTGTCAATGTTTCTTTTGACGGCGGTATTAACAAGTGGTCTGGTTTATTGGATCTTGCACTTGAATCCAAGCATGTTATCAAACCTAGCAATGGTTGGTATTCGAAAGTAGATTCTGATGGTGTTTTGGAAGATAAAAAATACCGTGAGAAAGAAACCAACACTGCTGAATTCTGGTTACCAATTCTAAAACAAAAATCCTTCCGTGATTTTGTTGAGAACAAGTATCGTGTTGCTGCATCGGAGATTATGCAAGACACTGACATTGAAAATGCATTTGATGTGGAGACAACAAATGGAGCTGATTGAAGGACAAGATTATTGTTTCATCTATCCCAAGGATGATGGTACAGCAGTACACATTAGATTCCTACAGGGACCATACAAAGATACCGTTTTCAAATATGGTAAGGTAAAGTTTGAAGAAAGACACAACAATGTCTATTTACTTTTTGCTTACGATGTGATAGAATCTACAGTTATGAAACCCAAGAAATTGGAAAAAGACGAAACATTTAAGAACTACATTGGTGACTTATTGGTTGAATTAATGTCAAGCAATATTGAACAGGATATTATTGATGAAACTGGAACAAGCGATACTCAAGAATCTAATCTATAATGATGAATATCTACGTAAGGTATTACCTTTCCTAAAAGCAGAGTACTTTACGGATAGAACCGATAGAACAATCTTCAAAGAGATTACCGAATTTGTAGAAACTTATAATTCTACACCAACGGTTGAAGCACTAGAACTGGCCGTCAAAGAGAAACGGAATCTCACAAACGAAGAAGTGGAAAAGTGTGAAGACTGTCTAAAAGAAATTGTCAAAGCCAAGGATGAACAATCTAAACTTGAATGGTTGATTGACAAAACGGAAAAATTCTGTCAAGAAAAAGCCATTTACAATGCAGTCTTGGGTTCTATTTCTATCCTTGATGGCAAAGATAAGACACAAGATAAAGGTGCAATTCCTAAGTTACTGTCTGATGCACTAGCAATCAGTTTCGATAACTCCGTTGGTCACGATTATCTGGAGAACACCGATGAACGATATGATTTCTATCACAGACATGAAGAAAGAATACCATTCGACTTAGATTACTTTAACAAAATCACAAAAGGTGGTCTACCAAATAAAACTCTCAACATTGCTTTGGCGGGAACCGGTGTTGGTAAGTCTCTTTTCATGTGTCATGTGGCCGCTGCTTGTATGGTTCAGGGCAAAAATGTACTTTACATTACGATGGAAATGGCTGAAGAAAAAATTGCAGAACGTATTGACGCCAACCTGTTGAATGTTACACTAGATGAATTGGTTTCTTTACCAAAAGACTTGTTTGATAAAAAGATTGCAAGACTCCGTGAAAAGACTGTTGGTAAACTAATCATCAAAGAATATCCAACTGCATCAGCTTCTACTACACAC